GCACTCTCTCCACATTTACAATAGTCCATATGGTGAGTCCTAATGCTGTCAGATAGCTGTATGTCTTTGCAGATTTCACACTGCCACTCAAGTATTACTCTCATATCGTTTAGTCTGTTAAACACTTTCGTGTGGTTATTGTTTAGTCTGTTACACAATATTACTCTTGTTTTAGTTGTTTGATTCTATCTTCCAATCTCTTTGACAAGTCAATTTCGGTGGGTTGTTTAAAATACTCTTGTACTTGCTTCTCCAACTCCTCGATTACTCGTTGGTTAATAAACTCTTTAAGGCTATCATAACCAACCTTAACAGACTGACTCCCTCGGAATCCATTCTCTTCAATAAACTTATCTAATGCTTTCATCTCTCTTGTTTTAGTTAAAATATGTACCTAATTGTATTCCAAGGTATAATACTGCTATGAATATTTCTAAAGTCTGCAATATATCCGCGTTTTAGATTTCTTTCATATCTAATGTTTTTACCTCCATACTGAGAGATTTTATCTTCTTGTATATCTGGTGACCACAGTTGAGCTTCAGCGTCTGGTTTGTCTATAAGATTAGCTTTGTGCTTGTTCTCGTTGTGTGTTAGAAATATAACCTCTGCAAGAACTTGCTCTTTGTAATCTACATAGTCATTCAGCATCTGAAACAACTGCTTATAATCCTCTAACCATGTTTCAGTTACAATGACTGGGCTAAAGTTAACATGCACATCATAACCTGCATCTATAAATGTATTGATAGCTTTAATTCTATCAATTATTTTAGATGTACCTGGCTCATGGATGTCAGACATGTGTTGAGGCATCAAACTAAATCTAATACGTATCTTACCTTCAGGGTTATACTCAATCAACTTAAGGTTTACGTACTTAGTAGCAAATGACCCCATAGCAACTGGATGCTCTTTGAAGAAATCAAAAATGTTCTCCCAATCGTGATACTTAAGATGCAAAGCAAAATCTTCATTACAACTGATGTCGTATGTAGTATAAGTTGCATGCGTCTGATTAGGTTTGTTAACAGGTGTAAAGAATGCGTGGTTATTTACTTCTGTAAGTATGTCACCAATATTCTGTGCAATTGTTAATCCTTTAGGCTTATTGCGTTTCATGTAACAGTAGCTACAGTCATACAAACACCCGTGGCCAAATGACGGAGTGATAAAGTCTGTAGATCTACCACTCGTTTTAATGTCAAGCGCTTTTCTATTGACTTTTGTTATCATCTCTCTTGTTTTATAGGTTGAACGAAGCCTTGAAAGGTGCTACAACACCCATCAAGGGCTTACATTCAACACTGACTTTGCCCAACACCCCTGCTGGGCTTTTTGCCTAGGATTTCACATACCAGGACTTCTTCACTGTGTGCACCACTCACGCAGGTTGCTCTCGTAATAAGAAGTAGGAGCTTCGGGTCTTTCAGGGATACTACATTGGTAGGCTATCCCTTGCCTATTACCCAATAGTAGCTTCACTCACTCCTACTTTAATGTGTGCCTCTCCTAGGAAAATTATGCATCATCAATTATTCACTAAAGTTGATTTATAAAATGGAGAGGACTTGTATGCAGCGTTCAAGTAGCTTGCTCTCTTAATTTATAGGGTTCTACCGTTTAAGGTAGCTCCTCCCTGTCTTGTGGAGAAAGCAGTTGTGGCTACAGCGCATTTTATGTTAGAACTTTTAGCTGGTGTATGTCCCATTACTAATTCGTAATTGGATTTATAAACAGCTTTCTTCTTAATTAGATTCGCTGTCTTTAAAGCGTTGTCCCTTTTACGTGTATCCTTGTAGGGGTTTAATGGATCTTTTATGTTCATATTTAATAGTTTTAGTTAATAATAATAGGCTCTCAGATTTGGTTACGAAGTCTTACGAACGGTCGCCGAGATTATTAGAGTTTAACCGATAATCACTCATGCCTACTTATACTTAAATACCTATCTCATCTACACTTTCTACCCATATAACTTCTTGCCCTTCCTGCCTGTTGGTCAGCCATGCCACTTCTTGAGTGTCTGGTGCATATAAGTTAATGATGATAGCTTCTTTACCTGGGACATACCTAATGATACGTCCTGTTCTTTGTATGTTATCTAATTTCTTAGAGTTTCCTGCAGCTACAATACCCAAAGAGCAGTCAGGTACATCAAAGCCTGCGTTAAGCGCTTTAACAGCACTTATTACACGCTGCTTTGTTCTACCGTCTTTGAACTTTTTCAATATCTCTGCTCTTACCTTCTTAGTTTGTTTACTATGAAAGCTTAAGCATTGATCTCCTAACAATTCTTTTAATTCGTCTGCAAATGCAGTGGAATCACTGAATATAAGTGCTTTTCTATCACTAAACTTTGTTATAATCTCGTTGATTATAGGTAATTTAGCTTTAGAATTTTTACAAACCTGTCCTCGCTCTCTTATACTGTTAAAGTATGTTCCTGCGGCAGCTTTCTGGTCTGGTGTACTCCTGTTGTCTTTTAGTATTTGCTGTGCAAGTCTAAAAGTAGCGCTTCCGCCTCCTCCAAGAAGTCCTGCAGCCCATCTAAATCTACTGTTAGCTTTCTCGTACTCTTTTACCTCTTCAAGTAACATGGGTACAGCTAAGTTGTAGGTCTTATAAGGGCTTACCCAACCATTGTCATAGCATTCATCAATAGTAACCTCTGCTATAATAGGGCAGTGCTCAAGTAATATATCATGTTTACCATCTGACCTCTCTATCGTAGCTGTTAGGCCTAAGATGTAGTCATAACTAATGGTTTTAAATATCTTTTTGAACTGTGGTGCCCCGTAGCAGTGGATCTCATCAAGAACTAGTATTTCACACTTGTATGTATTCTTATACGCTGTGTTCACTACCACCACCTCACAATTATCGTTAACCTTGTGGGCTTGTAATTCTTTAATCCATTGGTCCTGAAGGTTTAAGGTTGGTACTACTATCACTACTCTAGCGTTTACATCTAGCTTAACAAACCTTTGTATAGCTAGTATAGCTACACGAGTTTTACCAAAGCCTGTAGCTGCGACTACAGTACCCATACCATGTCCTTTTCTCCAAGTTTCTACTATCTCTAGTTGTTTAGAGGTTCGCGTGGAATCTTTCATGTTGTTCTTTCGTTATTTTTAGAACTTTCAACATTCTGTTAGGATACTTGTGATTACTGGATGTCTGAGGATGATTAGGTAAATAAGGTTGTAACCTACTTTTTATCAATTGTCCATCAGAATGTACATATGTATAGTCACACAACATACACGAGGATGTAAATGTTCTTACCTTAGCTACTTCTAAACCTCTCCATCCTTGTACTGTTACAAAGTCTCCTGGGTTTATCTCTTCTCCTGTCACATCTTCTACTTTTTCCATACTGTCGATATTTCTGTTTCTGCTTTTAATAGTCCTGATGGTATAATATCTAGAGTTGACGTTTCCATAATATCTTGCAATGTGTACTTCCACGTGTCTGCGTAGCTTTCATGTACTATTGTGTCGATTTGATCATGAACTGTCATCACTATCTTAACAGGTAATTTATTGTGATATATATGATCACGTACCATAATAAGTGCAGACTTGCACATATCAGCACCACTACCTTGAATTGGTGTGTTCTTGCTTGCACGTTCTATCTTACTCATCACAGCATTATCTGTATTTATACCATTCCACTCTTCAAACCATCTGATTCTACGATATGGTGCATATGTTTTAATATGCCCATTTACTTTACCATAGTTAGCAAGAGATTCTAGAAAGTTTTTAATTGCAGGAAATGCTGTGAAGTATTTCTTAATTAATCTTTCTGCCTCATTGTTACTTATAAGTAAGGTGTCAGCTAGTTTGTTAGGGCCCATACCATAGGCTAAACCGAAGTTAATACTCTTTACGTTTGTGCGTAGTCTTTTATGTTCTTTGCACTTACATTTAAGTTGAGCACGTTCTGTACCTCCACCTAAATTAGCATAAGCGTAGTAACTACAACCTACTTCAGCTGCATTCTTCCACTCTTGTCCATAAACTAAATCCGCACATACACTATGAAGGTCTTTACCTTCTTCTAGTGCCTTAATCCACACGGGATCTTTACTCCCTGTGGCTATAATACACAACTCTTGCGAGCTGTAGTCACCTGATACAAACACCCAACCAGGTAACCCACTTATAAAGCAGTTACGATAGTCATTTGATGCAGGTATCTGCTGCATGTTAGGTTTCCCTGATGCAACTCTACCTGTATTTAGTATTTGTTTAAAGCTAGTTCTAACTCTACCATCCTTATCTACATTAGCTAGGAATTTATCTCCGTAACTTGTAGCAAGCTTGGCTTGTTCTTTGTATTTAATATATGTTTTCACAAATGGATCTTTACTGTATATATGTAAGTTTTTACCATTTACATCTTCTACATTAAGACCATATGTTCTAAATACATCTAGTACTTGCTTTGGTGAGCTCCATTTAACATTCACTTTTCTTATTTCATCATTACTAATGAATAAGTCTCCTTGAACATAAGAATTCACAAACTTATTAAGTCCTACGTTAGATTCTATACACTCATCTAGAGTAGTTTCCATAGCTTTCATAGAACTCGCTGCTTTAACAGATAGC